GCATCATGGTGTCTGTCAAGATTGCATCCGATCAGGGCACCGCACGCAACCTGTCGTGGTATGGCTTTGAATCTCCGAGCAACCTCGCCAAGGCCGGGTGGCTTGAGGTCAAGTACATCACCAAGCGCCCTGTTTCCAACTTCCCCGGCGGCAAGAAGTGGGCGTTCGTGTTCCAGACGGACGACGCACGCAAGACGGCGAACGACGCCTACACCTCCGAGTTCGTCGCCCACGGCGGCAAGTACACCATCTATGCCACCAAGGACTATCTGCGCGGCACCGGCATCGCTTCAGAGTCTGACTTGCTGGCGTGGTACAACGCGGGCATGGAGATCGGTGCGCACTCCCGGCACCACATCGCCGCCACCGCCTATCGCCTGAGCTACGACGCCAACGGATACGCTGCGGCTGACACCACGAACTACTCGGCCGGCTGGGACTCGATGAAGGTCTCGCTCAAGCCGGCGTGGATGTATGCGCTGGGAGATTCTCTCGGCATCGACCGCGCAAGTCGCCGCTGGGCGAAGTCAATGGCCCTGCCGGAAAACGAATGGTCCCCGTGGACTACGAAGCTGTGCGCCATGCTTGGCTACTCGACCGTCCGGTGCGGGCAGTCCGGGTACTATGGGAACCTCCCGAGTGTGGGCATGGGCCGCGCCTACGCCGATACGGCGTTTTGTGGCCTTCCGTCGCAGCTTGGTCGCGCGCCGCGCAATGTCATGATGCTCCCGACGTGGTTCGGCATCGAGTCAGTGGTCGGGGCCAAAGCGAACACCACGATCAGCGAGGCGCAGGTCAAAGCGAACTTCACGAAGCTGGTCGAGCAGACGCTCGCCGACGGGCGCAACGTCGTTTCCCTATTCGTGCACGACTTCAAGACCAACCCGAGCGGCGCCGGATACAACGAGGGTCTGGATCAGGAAGAACTCGACTGGATGCTCGACATCGTGGACGCAAAGGGCGGCTGCTACATGACCGCTACCGAATACGGTGACTGGATCAGGGGGAATGCGACTGCCATTGACACACCGGCTTCTGCACATCGAGATTCGTTCCCGTTCTTCAAGTACGAGGCGGCAAGCCGAGTTTGGTACAAACCTGACGGCATCGACAACCGCTGGATTCGCGGAGTTCGCGCTCCGGGTTCCGCGGCTGCCTTCGACGTGACGGAGCCCGCCGCCTCCGCTGACCTGTCGGCTACCGCGGGCGACGGCTACGTCTACCTGTACTGGACGCCATCGGTGTCGGCTGACGCCAGAAGCTACAGGGTCTACCGATTCTTCGACGGCGCCACGGACACGACGCTGATCGGTACGGCAACGCAGCCGTACTTCATGAGTACATCCGTAGTCAATGGATCGCCCCACAACTACTTCGTGACGACCCTGGATGCCGCAGGAAATGAGAGCGCAGACAGTCCCCATATCGCGGCCTATCCGGGCAAGATCCTGCCGTCGATCACCCGCCCGGCGTACTATGCCCTGTGGTTCCAAGATCCGGGCTCGTCAATTACGTCGGCGCAGTTGGACTCGCTCGCGGCGTTCGACGCGGTTGTACTCGGCCCCTTCGCAATGGAGGGCTCGGTTGCGGAGCCCGCGTATGCAACGATGCTGGCCGACCTGCGGTCGCGCAATAGCGACATCATCGTCCTGCAGTACGCCCATCCGTGGATGGTCCGCACTGACGGCCAAGGGAACGATAGGTCGCCGTACATTCGCATGAAAGCATATGCTGACACTGGCGCAGATTCTTCTGGTTACGCGCTGAACGCTGACGGGCAGATCGTGCGCAGATCTGATGTTGCGAATATGCGCTTAATCAATTTCATGCGCACCGGATGCGCCGACTCGGTTGCGTTCATTTGGGCCGAGGCGTACGAAAAGAATAGCAGCATGAGTGGTGAATACACGGGACTGTTCATAGATGACGTTGCTCCTGACCCGGACTATCCCGTGTACCCCAACGTCCTGAGCGGAACGCCTTCAAGTGCCATTGATGTTATCGACGCCGACCAGAACGCAGATGTGTATAGTGCCGGCAGCGAGGAGCCTGCGGCATTCCGTGCGTACCAGTTCGCGTTCCTGAAGGCGCTCCGCCGTGAGTTCGCGCAGCGAGGTCTACAGAATCGCCTGATCGTCGCTAATAACTGGTTCGGCGAGACGGGGACGACGACCACTACGGAGTCTATCCTCGCTCTGGTTGATGGGGCAATGGTGGAGGGCGCGAATAGGTGGTTCCCCGGCAATGCCGCTGCGGATACCACATGGGACCGCGCCTTCGGTCTGCGTGATCTGATGACGCATACGCAGGTTGCCCCTCCGATGCAGATGTTCCAGGTACACACGGACTCGTCCATCGCGTACCAGGCCGAAGTTCTTGCCCTCGCCAATGATTCGTGGGTGGGCGTCAACGACTTCCGCAACAAATACGGGCTCTCGCATATCCCCGTGATGCCCCGTCGCCTGCCGGCACCGGGAATCTATTCCAGTTACGACATATCCACCGGAGGATCTGATCCCGACACACTCAGCGTCAGGTGGGCAAATTACACGGCAAAGATGATCCTTGAGCGGAACTCAAGTGCGCCTACTGACACCTTCGCCGTGTGGCCCTACGTCATCTTCAACCCGACGACGCACGATACGCTGTCGATCTCGAAGTACTGGGAGAAGGCGCCGGATGTCGGCACGCCCCCGGCGCTCCAGATCGCCGTGTCCGGCGGCGACAACTACAACGATGTGGCGTGGGGCGGCGTCACCTACGCTGGCGACATCGACCACTTCAACATCAGGCGCTCGACCGATAGCTCGTCGCCCACCGACCTGTTCAAAGTGCAGGCGGCGAACGTGAACAAGGATCTCAGTGGCAACTGGTCGTGGCGCGACTCGACGGCAGTCAACGATTCTACGGAATACTGCTATTCAGTGGCATCGGTGGACGTGGCCGGCAACGAGGGTCCGCACGTTGACTACGAGTGCGCCACGCCAAGCGATGTCTGGCCTCCTTCAGCACCGTCCGGCTTCACGGCAGTTGGCGGCCCCGGCTGCAACGTCCTTAACTGGGGAACTTCCGGTGCGCCTGACTTCGCCAGCTACAAGGTATACCGCAGGCAGGAAGGCGTTGCGTTCTCCCTGATCGCCACGCGCACCAACCAGATGAACTCGTTCCTGAACGACTCGACTGCGGTGCAATCTTCGATCTACCGCTACACCGTGGCGCAGGTCGATGACGATGCGAATCAGTCGGCACTTTCTGACACGCTGGAATCCTCGTGGTCTGGTCCGCCGCAGCCTGGTGTGCCTACGAACCTGACGGTCAATGCCAACACGCCCGCCCAGGAGCAGGCGCGGCTGACGTGGGCGGCGCCGTCGTCGCTGACCAACTTCGTTCGGTACAGAATCTACAAGACCGCCGGCCTGTCGAGAGTGTTCTTCTACACCGACCTGATCGACAGCACGACGAGCCCGACGTGGGACGACACCGACGCTCCGTATGATGAGGGCTACACATACTGCGTCAAGGCTCTGTATTCTCCCGGTGGGTTGAGCGCGCGGTCGAACTTCGCGTTCAACAGCAACGAGGACACCTACCCGCCGACCTCGCCAACGCTCCAGATCGCGGCAGGCAACGGCATCGACGGCATCGACCTCAACTGGTCTGACGTGACAGGCGCGGCCATGTACTACGTCTGGCGCGGCATCGGGTCGGCCAGCACAAAGATCGACTCGACGGCGACCAGTGTCTACACCGACACGGGCGCCGCCGAGAACACGACATACACCTACGGCATCAAGGCCCGCGACGGCGCGTTGAACATGAGCGCGCTGTCGAACACGATGACGGCCTCGTGGACGGCCACTCCGGCTACCGGGCCGTCTGTCAGCACGGTCACGGGCACGTTCGCGCACGGCAACACGATCACCGTGGCCGGAAGCAACTTCGGGGCAAGGACCGGGTACGGCGGCGCCGCGGTCGAGACGATCTTCGACGGCATGGAGTCGGGCGCGATCTCGTCCGGCTGGTCCGACAACGACGGATCTCCTGCCGGGATGATCGCATACAACAACAGCGCGTCATACCGGCGGCACGCCAACAGCACGGCGCAGGCTGTGACGAACTTCAACGGGGCCGTAGACGGCAACTACATGAGCTACGGGAGCCTGCGCTGGAATCCCACCACGCTGTCCGACAAGTACTTCTGCCAGTACTGGATCTACTTGGACAGCGACTTTGAGTGGGGTGCGAGCAGGAACCTCGCAAACATCAAGATCTTCCGGTTGTTGAGCGGAAGCCGTAGCTACGTCATCGCGTTCAACCTGTTCGGCGGCAGCAACGCGATCAACTATGCCGCAGAGAACATTGACTCGGACATGGACTACGGCGGGTTCTCGCAAGTACGCACACTGATGACCACAGGCGCGTGGCATTGCCTGCAGTTTGAGGCAGTAGAGAGCCAGCCGAATGTCGCTGACGGTAGTCTCAAGTTCTGGATCGACGGAACCTTGATCAAGCACGCTACGCTGATGACCAGAAACGACACGGCGAGAAAGTACCTCCAGTATCTCGGCTGGTTCGACAGCTTCGCGGACCCAGGTTACAACGACAACCATGTGTACTGGGACGACTTCTACGCGAGTACGTCCATTGCGCGGGTCGAAATTGGCAACAACTCCAACTACGACTCCTGCACGCACCGCGAGACTCAGGTACCTACGTCGTGGACCTCAACGTCGACCACGTTCCCGGCAAACACTGGGTCGTTCACCAACGGCGGAGCGTACCTGTTCGTAGTTGATGCAGAAGGAAACGTCTCGGCTGGCAAGGCCATCACGATCAGCAACTAGCGGAGGATCGCCCGTGAACTTCGACATGACGCTCAGGCTCGACTTCCTGCTCGTAGCAGCCAGCGTGCTGTTCTTCGTGGCGAGGCTCCAGTCGAAGGTTGATGGCCTTTCGTCGGCGGTCGAGCGGATCAGCAAGTTGCTCAGTGACGTGGAGATCCGCGTCAGGGACACAGAACTCAATGTGGCCGAACACATGGGCGAGAGCAGGGCGCAGAAATGATCACCAAGATCCTCGGCCACGTCCAGATGACGCAGATGATGAAGAAGCTGCGCGGCGGGCCGCAGTCGATGGTCCCGATGGCGCCGGCCAAGGGGTCGGGCGTGCCGAACGCTTCCGGGCTCACGCCGAAGAAGGCTCGAGGGTACGTCACGCCGATGCAGAAGCCCAACTGGACCGTGCCGACGACGATGACCGCGAAGAAGAAGGTGTAGACCGTGGCAAGGCCGCACGAAGAATCAATCGCTTGGGAGCCGCAACCCGGCCCGCAGACGCTGCTCGTTCAGTGTCCGGCCGAGGAGTGCTTCTATGGCGGTGCGGTCGGTGGCGGCAAGACTGACGGCCTCCTGGGCGACTTCTCCCGCGGCATCCAATACGGGTCGAAGTGGATCGGCCTGTTCGTGCGCCGGTACACGCCTGACATGAGCTACGTCATCCGCCGCGCGCAGGAGATCTTCTGCCCGGTGTACGGCGCCGAGTGCTGGAAAGAGGCCAAGCAGCAGTTCGTGTTCCCCGGCGGGGCGATCCTTCAGTTCAGGGCCGCCGACCGGGACGCCGATGCGCTGAAGCATCAGGGCCAGCAGTATTCGTGGATCGGCATCGACGAGTTGACCCAGTGGGAAACGGACTACGTTTACACCTACCTGTTCCACCGCATGAGGACGGCCAACAAGGGCATCCCGCTGCGGATGCGGGCGACCGGCAATCCTGGTGGACCGGGCCATAATTGGGTGAAGTCTAGGTTCATTGATATCGCGCCTCCGGGCATCCCGGTGCTGGTCACGCGCAAGGACGGCACGACCTACTACCGCGTGTTCATCAAGTCGAAGCTCGAGGACAACCAGCGGCTGATGCAGGCTGACCCCGGCTACGGCGGGCGCATCTACGAGATCAGCGACCCGGTGATGGCCCGCGCGATGCGCGACGGTGACTGGAACATCGCCGTCGGCGCCGCCTTCCCCGAGTTCGACCCGAAGATCCACGTCATCGACAACGCGCCGATCCCGACCGATGCCAAGATCCTCCGGGCGATGGACTGGGGATCGACAGACCCCTACTGCTGCCTGTGGGGGTTCTGCTACGACGGCGACCTGATCATCGGCGGCGAGCGGTACGGATGGGGCGGGAAGCCCAACGTCGGCACCGGGGAGGCGCCAAGCACGGTCAGGGCCAAGCTGGCCGGGTACGAGCGCATGAACGAGATCTACGTCCCCTACGGGTGGCTGGACAGCCAGTGTTGGGACACCAACAGCGGCATCGGGATGATCGCCAGCGAGTTGATGGGCAAGCGCGACGACCCTGATCACATGGTCTGGCACCCCTGGAAGAAGGGGCCGAACAGCCGCGTGAACCAGAAGCAGGCCGTCCACCAGATGCTTCAGGTGGTCAATGGCAAGTCGCGCCTGAAGATCATGCGCCGCTGCGAACACCTGATCCGCACGCTGCCGGCCGTGGTGCGCGACAAGCACAACAACGAGGACGTGGACACCAACTGCGAGGATCACGCCTACGACACGCTCCGGGCGCTGATCGCCTCGGGCATCCCCACCAGGGAGGATCTTCGTAGGCGCACCATGCGGCAGTACCAGGAGTCGTACACCGTCATCAGGCCGAGCGAACTGCCCGGTGGAGGGTTCTAGTGGCAATCACTATCAAATCCGAGGCTGCGCTCGCCCAGATCCGCGATCAGGTCGTGGACAATTGGCGGCACTACAAGGATGACCGGGCGGAGCTTGAGGCCGTCTGGAAACGCTGCATGATGGCCTACCTCTGCAAGTTCGACAAGAAGTGGGTCCAGTACGCCGACGCAGCGAACCGATCGCACCGCTACCTATCTATCAGTTTCGACGCCGTTGAGACTTGGGTTCCCCAGATCTACGACGCCGTTCTGGGCCGCGACGAGGCGATCAACATCGTCCCTTGGCGCGTGGGCGGCGACAACGAGATGGACGACAAGCTGGCCGACGATATGCGGTTCCTGCTGCGCTTCCAGATGGAGTACGGAAAGTACCGCCGGACGATGCAGAAGGGGCTCAGGTCCATCGCCATCACCGGAAACTGCCCGTGGTGGGTGGACTGGAAGGTCAAGCGCGGCGTCAACTACCAGGCGTTCTCGCAGGCGATGGATCAGTGGATGGTCGAGGCCGTCGAGTACAAGCAGGAACACGACGCGATCATGCAGGATTGGCAGGGCATGGTCATTCAGTCGTCGGTGGCCGGTTCGCAGCCGCCGCCCATGCCCGAGTTCACGCCGCCGCCGGAGCCGCCGAAGGACACGGACATCATCTATCAGGGACCGATCCTGCGCGTCGGGTCGATCTTCCACTACGTCCAAGAGACGTACCCGAGGACCGAAGAAGATGCCATCCGCATCATGCGCTCGTTCGTGACGAAGGAGTACCTGAAGTCGATGTCGAAGCCCGACGACACGGGCTACGTCATGTTCGAAAACGTGGATAAGGTCCACAACGTCACGAGCGAGGACAAGGCCAAGGACAACGACGCCGACGCGCTGGTCAAGATGGCGCTCGGGTTGCAGATGCCCGTCGGCCCCGACAAGGTGGACCTGAAATCGCAGCACGGGACGTTCGAGATCCCGAGCGGGCCGGACGCCGGGATCTACGAGAACTACGTCGTGGTCGTGGCGAACGACCTGACGGTCATCCGCTGCGAGCCGTCCCCGATGTTCAGCGGCCGGCCGCTGGTGAACAACGCCCGTCTGACCGTGGTCGAGGGCGCCGTCTACGGCATCGGGATTCTGGAGAAGGCGCTGGACGAGCAGGACACCGCGAATGCCCTGCACAACCAGAACATCGACGCCACCAACTCGATCATCCAGCCGGAGTGCGAAGTCGTTCAGGACTGGCTGGTCGATGGCATCATGAAGCCGAGCGGCCCCGGCGTGCGGCACTACGTCACGCAGCAGGGCTCGATCACGCCGATCCAGAAGAACTTCCAGGGTCTGCCTATCGGCTTCGCGGCCGAGGAGGCGGCTATCGCGCGTCACGAGAGGATCACCGGAGCGGTCAACACGGCCGGTGGAGTCAAGGAATCTGCAACCAGAACCGCCCGTAATTCCAACGTCATTGCGACGAAACTGGGCGGGGCCGTTGAGGCCGTGGAGGAGGATCTGTTCGAGGAGGCTCTGAACACCGCGATGGAGATGAATATGCAGTACGTCACGGAGGACGTGGTGGCTGCGCTCACGCAGGACGGCAAGAGCGTCGTGCGGAAAATCTCCCCGGTGGACATCAGGCGCGGGTGGACGGTCCGGGTCGCCGGGTCGAAGCACATGGCCGAGAAGCAGGAGCGCACGCAGAACCTGATGATGGCCACGCAGATGTCGGCCCAGTTTGAGGCCGGCGGACAGCCATCGCCCATCCGCAAGGAGAAGCTGGCCCAACGGCTGTTCAAGGAGATCCTGGGCGAGTCGGGCGACCTGGTGATGGACACCGAGGAGTACAAAGCCCTGATGGTGGAGTTCCAGGCAGCGCAGGCGGCGGCGCAGATGGCCGCGCAGACGGGAGCGATGGGCGATGCAGCAGGACCAGGAGCAGGAACGGAACAGCCGGGAGCGGGTGCGCCAAGCGGCCCTCCGCAGGGCTCATAGCGACGGAGCCCTTGACGGGCTGATCGAGTTTATTGAATCGCAGGTCAGCCGGCACGAGTTGCCGATTGAGCCTACGGGAGCGGAATGGCCCTACAAGCGGGCCTTCCAGGATGGGCAGTTGAACCAGGCGGTCGCCATCCACAGATGGCTCGCCGCCAGAATCAAGAAGTCGCCCGACGGGGCGGAAAACACGGAGGGTTAGTGATGGGACTCAACGACGACCTGAGAGAACTCGGTGAGTTGGCCGAAATGGTCAACGACGATGGCGCTCCGCTGCCGGAGTTTCAGGCCACCTTCGCCACGCAGCCGGTCGCGGTTGTGGGCGAGGAGCCCGCTCCGGCGCCTGTGGAGGCCCCTGCGCCTTCCGGCGGGGATGAACCGGCAGAACTCGACCTCGACGCCCTGCTCGGCCTCAGCAAGCCTGTGGCCGCTCCTGAGCCCGAGAGGGGCAGCGGGACTCCCGCCCCCGAGACGAGTGAGCCGCCCGCGGGCAGCGCCGATGCACGGATCAAGGAACTGACCGACCGTCTCCGCAAGTCGGAGGAGGAGCGCGAGGCGCTGTTCCGGCGGGCTCTGGGCGACCAGACGGCCCCGGATCAGCCGCCGACCGACGCCCCCGTACTCGACGAGGCGACGAGGGAGTTCCTGAAGCCCTACATCCAAGCCGAGGTGGACAAGGTTGTCGCGGAGAAGGTCGCGCCGATGGAGCAGGAGCTTGCTCCGATGCGCCAGCAGCAGCAGGACGCCGCGCTCGCACAGGCGCTGTCCAAGACGGTCGCTCCGGGGTTCACCCCGGAACACGTCAAGGTGCTGCACGATGCCTACAACGCCACCACTGACGAGGACATGAAGGCCATCTATGGCAATGGTCTGGCGGGGGCCACAGCGCTCGCCCAAAGCCTGATCAACCGCGGTGTGTTGGATCTGGCCGGAAGCAAACCGAAGCCGAGGGTCAATCCCCTCGTGGCGCGTCACAACTCTCCGTCCGGCGGTCCTGCCGGCGGGATGGATGACGGCCGCGACGAGGACGCCAGGGTTCGGGCAATTCTCAATGCCGACAACGATGCGTGGCTCGCCGCGCTTCGCAGGCAAGGCATAGACTAGCAACAGCGGAGGAAGATCATGGGTTACAACACTCTGACTGGGCTCCGGGCCTCGAGCGAAGCGGCTGCTTCTTCGTTCTGGGACGGAACCGCGGGCGCTCTGGACACCAACGGTATGCCGCGGGCTACGCGCGCTTACTACATGAAAACGTTCCTGGCCGTGGCCGAGGGCAAGCGCCTGCACGCCAACTGGGGCCAGCAGACCACGCTGCCGCAGGGCAACGGCAACACCGTCATGTGGCGGCGTTACCTGAAGCTCACGGCCGCGACCACGCCGCTGACCGAGGGCGTGACCCCGACCGGCAGCAACCTGGCCTATGAGCAGGTTCTGGGCACGGTCAAGCAGTACGGTGACTGGGTGGGCATCACGGACATCGTGACCTACCTGCACCCGGACAACACGCTGGCCCAGGTGACGAAGGCTCTGGCTCGCCAGGCCGCCGACACCGAGGAAGTCATCGTCCGCGACATCATCAACGCCGGAACTTCGTTCATGCGTTGCTCTGTCGATGGCACCGGGACGATGGCGATTGTCCTGACCGCGCGGTCGAACACGGCGGCCAGCCTGCACAAGCGGGCGCTGGACACGGCGATCACGATGCTCGAGGGCGCCGACGCCGAGTACATCCACGGCCAGATGAACGCCTCGGTGAAGGTTGGCACGAGCCCGCTGGCGCCGTCGTACATCTGCATCATCCACCCGCACGTCGCGCACGACCTCCAGAGCGTCAACATCGCTGCTGGTACGGGCGCCCCGAGCGGCATGAACACGGGCGACTTCATCCCCCGCCAGAAGTACGCCTCCGGCGCCGTGGCCTACCCGACGGAGATCGGCACCTACCGGAACGTCCGGTTCGTGACCTCGACCTTCGCGAAGGTCTGGGCCGATCAGGGTGCGGCGGCGACGAGCGGCCCGACGGCTGCGTCGGTGTTCCGGGCCACCACGGCCACGGACACGGCGGCCGACGTGTACTCCAGCCTGCTGATCGCCAAGGACGCCTACGGCGTCATCAAGCTGGCCGGCTCCAGCGGGACGTACTACGACGCCCCCGGTGGTCAGGGCGATCCCCTGCATCAGCGTTCCACGGCGGCGTGGAAGCGGATGATGGGCGCCGCGATCCTGAACGACGACAACATGGTCCGCCTCGAGTCGCTGGCTCGCTGGTAGACCACAACCCTGACTGAGAGGTGCGAACATGGCAGTCGGAGACATCACCTACAACGGTGGCGGAATGGAGAACGTGAAGGCCGTCGCCACCGGCAAACTGATCGTGGACGCGGACGCCGCGGCCAAGATCTACTGCGGGTTCCAGCCTTCGCGGGTGGAACTCATCCTGGCGGACGCGGGCGGCACCGCCGACGCCGTGCTGATCTTCCACGCCAGCATGGCGGCCGGCACGCATCTGCGCGTCGGCAACGACGGGGAACTGACGTTCCCGACCTCCCTCGGCGTTACGATGCTGTCGGACAGCGGCGGCGAGGGGTTCACGATCCCGGCGAGCCAGACCGGGGCCGCGGACTCGGACGTGATCTACTGGACGGCGTGGCGCTAGGCCACCACGGACGGGGGCGGCTTCGGCCGCCCCCAACAACTCTCGCCTGACGAGGCGAAAAACACGGAAGGACGACCGACATGGGACGCGACTTTGCACTGAAGCCCGAGGACCGTGACAAGGTTATTGCGGCGGCCGACAGCGCCGAGGAACAGATCATCGCTCAGGAGCGCATCCGTATCGCCAGCGAGCGGCTGGCCGAACAGGACGGCGACAACGTGGACCGCGGGAACCGAGAGAACTTCCGCATCAAGGCCGGGTCGCCCCTGCCCGAGAAGTTCATCAACCCGCCCTGCGGCGAGGACGGCCACCTCTGCGTGGATCAGGGCGGAGTGTACCGGCCCGACTGGTCGCAGTTGATGCTGTTCCGGCTGCACGAGGGTCAGGCCGACCCGCAGACGTTCCCCCTGGGCTCGCGCTGGCGGGTGCCGCTGGAGAAGTGGGTGGACGTGCCGCCCGAGGTGATGGTGTCGCTGGGCGATGCCGTCGAGACGCATCACCGAATGGACTTCATGCCGGGCGACATCCTGCTCGGCAAGCCGGCCGTTCATTCCGAGACGAAGCGTCGGCGCTTTCAGTACGACACGAAGCGCAGCGCGTAGGAGAACGACATGAAGAAGATCCTGCCGTACCTGATGCTGCTGATGCTCGTGGCTGTCCCGGCTCGGGCGGCCACGACGTATCGGTACAGCGACAGCGTGACCACGGTGCGCGGTGACGCTGTGGGTGGCGCGTCCGTCACGGTCTACAACGCCAACACGACGACCAAGGCGACCCTGTACTCGTCGAGCGCGACCGGCACCAAGGCCAACCCTGCGACCACGGACGGATACGGCAGGTTCTCCTTCTATCTGCTCCCCGGCACCTACGACTTCGTTGTCAGCGGGACGAACGTCACGTCGTACACCATCGAGGACGTGCGGGTATTCTCGGACACCGGGTACACCTACAACGTGATGGACTACGGAGTAACCGGGGCTGGCGCGGCCAATGACAGTACGGGCATAAATGCGGCGATTGATGCAGCCGAGGCGTCGGTCTACGGCGGGCGCGTATATTTCCCGCCCGGCATCTACCTCGCGTCTGGAATCAAGGTTCGCGGGAACGACATCTGCATCGACATCGACAAGGGCGCAACCATCGTTTCTGCGTCAACGAACCGCGCTGCATTTCTGGTGGACGACTCTGAAGGGTTCTCGATGACCGGCGGCGGCACCATCTCTGGCCCGGTGACGCTCACATCTTCGTGCAACGCCGTCCTGGTGGATTCGTGCTACGGGGCCAGGTTCGATGACATCAATATCGTTGGGTTCCGCAACGGAATCCGGGCCACCAGCGCCACCACGCACACCGCCTACTCGGGCCTGTCGTTCGTCAGTACGGCATTCTGCGCCCTGTGGCCCCACAGCGGAGACATCGTGACGGGGTGCCGCTTCGAGGACATCGGGACTCTCAGCACGCACCACGGCATCTACATGGACGAGGAAACCAGCGATGTCGTCCTGTCTGGGAACTACTACAAGAACATCACCGGGGCTGGCGTGCAGATTTACAGCCCGTCGGCGGGATTCTCGGACATCTCCTGCACCGGAGAGGTCTTTGATCGGTGCGGGGTCGGCTACATCATCGCCGGAACGCCTGCGGTCAGGATCAACATCTCCGGGGCGGTGATCGACAGTTGCCGCAATCTGGCGGCGAACGAGACGCAGACTGGCGTTGGCATCAACATCACGGGTACGGCCAAAAACCTGAACATCAGCGCCACTATCTCGTACCCAGACAGCCTGCTGCTGAACACGAACACGTCGCTGTCCGACAGCAAGTTCAACATCGCTGGCGTTGGGGCCGTAGTGGATGGCATCAGGATGTACGGCAGCGACTGCATCGGCACGTTCTCGGTGGACGACTGCGGGGCCATAGGGTTCTACCTTGGATCGTCAAGCAGCCGCAACAACTTCACGATTAAGACGCGCGGCAACGCCAGCAACGGGATCTACGTCTCAGGTGCCGACAGGAATATGTTGAGCGTCATCACGTCACTCAACAACATCGGCATCGGCCTTACGTCTGGCGCCGACTCAAACGTCGTTTCTGGGATGTCTGGAGCCAACACCGGCAACGAGCTTGACAACGCCGGAACCGGCAACACGACCTCTGGCCTTGTCACCTGGTAGTAGGAGGCTGAGATGGTAGTCGTCGGAACATCAGGCATCGCCCGCACCTTCGTGCAGGCCGTGGATCGCGTCATCCGCGACATCGGGGAGTCGGGTGTCGAAACCCTGACCACGCCGTCGAACCGCGTTTCCACGGCCATGCGGGCCGTCGAGGACGCCCGCGACGAGGTGTACTACAAGACGATGTGGAAGTTCAGGCGCGGCCTGTTCAACATCGACCTCGCGGCCTCGACGATGTGGTACGAGTTGCCGAGCGACTTTCACAAGCTGGCGACGTTCATCTCGCGCAACACCGTCGATGACAAGATCTGGTTCAAGACCTACGACGACATCATGCTGGAGTACCCGAACCTGCGGATGTTCCCGCCGGGTACGGGCGTGCAGACGCTTGCCAGCTTGGCGCAGGCGGCCGGCCAGACCAACACCATCGGAACGCCCGCGTACTGCACGGACTACATGGGCTACCTCGGGCTGATGCCGATGCCTGACGCTGCGTTCGCGAAGCTTGAGGGCTATCTGTACTCCCACTACTGGAAGCACGCTCCGGCGCTGGTGAGCGCCCAAGACGACATCGGGCTGCCGCGCGAGTTGTGGTCGGCGCACCATCACCTCGCCCTGTCGAGGATGAAGAAGGCTGTCGAGTACAGCGACTGGGAGGCCGACCGGGCTGTCGGCCAGCGCGAGTTGTTCATGGCGTCATCGTCCCAGGGCGACCCGATGGACGGCAACGTAAACCACAACGGCGGCATCAACTACAACGAGTAGGTGATCATGGGCTACGAGGAACGTCCACAGCAGACCCCAATGAGCCAGTTCGGCGGGCTGAATGTCGTGGACAACGAACTTGGCCTGCCCGACGACGACAGCCCTTTGCTGCTAAACGTGGACCTGCACCCGGCTGGTTCGCTGAAAAAGCGGCTCGGGTGTGCGGCGCTGACGCCGCCTACGGGCGAGAAGAAGATCGAAGCGGTCATGCCTCTGGTCCAGCCGGACGCTGGTACGGCGTGGGTCTACTGCATTGCCGGCGGGAAGATCTACCGGACGGCTGACCCAGCAACGTGGGCATGGAGTGCGTGTACCTCAACGCCCGCCTACACGCTCCCGACGCAGACAACGTGGGGCCGGGAGAACTCCCGGTATCTGGATGGGTCCACGGAGCGCCAGTCGGTGCTGTACCTGCCCCGGTCGAACGGGGCGCCGCTGATCGCCACCGGAGGCGCATCGGCCACAAACGACATCGTGGCGCTGACGGCGGCGGCCTACGGCGTAACGCCGGCATACGGCTACCCCATCGACGACGGCGTGTACTTCAAGGGCTGGAAAAGCGGGTCGAATGGGGCGCCTAACCATTGGCCGACGCATATGCGCCTGATCGGCCTGGGGCGTGGCTCGAGGATGTTCGCGTGGGGATTCGCTGACGACAAGGGCCGCATCGACTACTCGGAAATGGACGTGCCGTACCATTTCATGCGAAACAATATGGCGACAGCCGGGTCCAATCCGCAGCCCCTCATAGACGGCGGCTGGTTCTACCCGCGCCCCGGTGACGGTGACGAGGTGACGGCCGTTGTGGATATGTTCTCCTACATGGTCGTGTTCAAGAAGCACCGGACGCTGATATACTCTGGCGAAGTTGGGAGCGATGGCGATTTCACGGTAGCGGCGGACTTCCCTGTTGGGTGCGTCTCCGACAGGGCGTGGGCCAAAGTCGGCAACGACCTGCTCTTTTGGAGCTACGACGGCATCCGCGCCCTGTCGGCGGTGCAGGAGTACGGCGATCTGGCGCAGGCCGACCTGTCGTTCAAGATCGCCTCACTGGTCCGTGCGGTGGTCCCCGGAGGCCACGAGCGCATCTGCTGCTACCACGATGTCTCCAATGCGCGGGTGGTGTGGTTCTGCCCTCTGTCCGGCAACACGAAGAACGACGCGGCGTTCGTCTACTACTACAACGCGAAGAAGTGGTCCAAGTGGAACGGCGATATGTGCGAGGTCATAGACGTGACCGTGCTGAAGCCGAACGCGGAGCTTCCCGAGCGCATCGTGGCCGGGACATATGACGCCGGGCTGGTTCAGGTCCAGTCTGGGTACGCCGACATCGCCGCCGACGTGGTTTCGTCCTACACGACAAACTGGCTGAACTTCGGGCCGATCTCGGACAACGAGCGCGCCATGTGGCTTGACGTGTTCTTCGGTGACGGCGGCACGGACGTTGACATATACTTCCAGACGGACCTGAATGACACCTGGACGCAGATCACGCGCACCACCAAGTCGTTCGGCGGCAGCGGCACCGTATGGGGCAAGTTCATCTGGGGCACCGCCGTCTGGGGCGTCCCCGGTCGGGCTCACAGGCGCTACGAACTGGACGCGCTGTTCGGGATGATCAGGTTCAAATTCACTAAGACCGGGACCGCGGGATTTGAGATCATGGGCTACCGGCCCGAGATCCGGCTGAAGGGACCGCGAGCATGACGGCAACGTGGACGATCCGCAGGGTCGATCAGGCGACGGCAACGCCGGAGTACCTGTTCGACCTCATCAAGAAGCACCGGATGCTGCCGGACAACGTGGACGTGGCGGTGGCCTACTGCCGCAACGCCGCGGCGTCCTGCCTCGTTCTGGAGATCCTGAACGAGAACCACGAGAAGGTGGCCGACGCCATCATCTCGGAGATCATCGACGGCGACTCGGCCACGCTGGACCTGATGGTCGTGTCGAAGTTCTACGCCCGGTTCAACGCCGACAAGAGCGAGAACGAGGTGCCGTTCAACGACCTTACGCGGGATGCGCTTCGCCCGGCTCTGGTCCGGCTGGTCGAGGCGCGCGGGTTGCGCCGGATCACGGCGGCCATCCCGCGCTCAAGGAATCGGACGTTCAACGCGCTCATCGAGTGCGGGTTCAGCAGGGAGGGCGTCATGCGCCGCGCGGTGAAGCTGCGCGGCAAAGACCCCGAGGATCTGGTCATCATGGGCTTCCTGCCCGACAAGGAGTAGGTCATGTCGTTTCTCGGTGGACTGATCAAGGGCGCTGTCGGGCTCGCTACGGGCGGGGTCGGGAGCGCGGTCCTGGGTCTGGCCGGCGACCTGCTCGGTGGGGCTGGCGGCGGCCAGAGCCAGACGGCATCGCAGTCTGGGTCCAGCACATCCACGCAGGAAACCCAGTTGCGCGACTTTTCGGCCAAGGAACAGTCGCTATACAACCAGGCTGCGGCCGGGCTCGCCGCGTCCGGTCAGCCGATGACGCCCGCGGCCGAGGCAGCGATCCGCAAGCGGATCTACGACGCGAACTTCCTGCCTCAGAAGCAGGCGATTGAGAATGGGCTGGCTACGGCCGGAGCTAACCGATACTCGCAAGCGGCGAGACGTGGCGCCGGGCAGTCTAGCGCGACCGTAGCCGGCTCTGCTACCGACAGCGCGGTGGCAGCGCGTGAGGTTGGGCTGGCGTCCCAGAACGCCACGATCTCTGCGGAGAATCAGGTGCTGGCGCAGCAGCAGGCTCAGTTGCAGGCGTCCCAGAGCTACGTCCAGACGATGAACGCCCTGTGGGACCAGCGGACGAAGGGGTCGAAGATCGTCACGACCAACTCGTCGAACGCCAGCAGTTCGCAGCAGTCTCCCGGCGGCGGGCTTCTGGGCGGCATCGGCTACGCGCTCGGCAACAAGGACTCGTGGCTGAACAAGAACGTGCTGAAGAAGCAGCCGACATGGGGCAGCGACGTTAAGGACGAAACGAGGGCTGCCGGCGCTGGAGGTACGACATGGTAGACTTTCTCAACAGCCTTGCCGGCGGCTACGCCCAGGGTCAGGCGCAGTTCAAGGCGAACGAGGCCGTGCGAAAAGAGGCGGCCGAGAAGGCCGCCAAGGCGGCGCAGGACGCGGCCGAGTTCCGGCTGAAGCTCGCGCAGCACAGCCAGACGCTGACCAACTCGGCGGAAACCGAGTACAACGCCATCATGGACGAAATCACGGCCGACGATTGGGATCCGGCCAAGATCCCGGCGCTCATGCCGCGCGTGGCAAACTTCGACAAGACCTACGGCGCGGTGTGGGGCGGGGGCAGCGCGGCCGAGATGGTCAAGAAGGCGCTGCACCTGGACCCGACGAGCAAGCCCACCACCAAGCTGAAGCCGGGAACGTATGGCCCTGCCGATCAGCCTCGCTACGACGACCCGCTCATGGGATTCACGTCCGAGGCCCAGAAGGGCGCGGCTGACGACAAGGCGCGTAAGGCGCGCACCAAGCAGAAGGCCACCGAGTTCGCCGTGGGCGCGGCTGAGTACGCCCGCAATCCGAATGGCGGGATGCCCGACGAGGCGACGTTCTACCGCAAGGTCTACGAGTACCAGGATATGCTGAACCGCACCGATCCCGAGCGGTACGACCTGGAAACCATCAACGAAGCCATGAAAACGATCCGCGAGGCGGCGGCTGGCTACTTCAAGGGGCTCGCGTCGAACATGGACCTGCTCGCCAAGCAGTCCACGATGACGGATGCGATCAGCGAGCGGACCGACAAGGTGATCAGGAACATCTCGTCGTGGGTCAACCAACTGCTGATGTTCGACGCCAACGGCGCCTCCCTGACGGGCGACCTGTTCGCGGAGCGCACGCCGCTGCGTCTGGAGATGGAGAGGGAGGCAGCCGAGCTTGCCATGCAGGGTATGTCCGAGGGTCAGATCAGGTCCAACCTCATCTTCAAGCACCGCGAAAAGATGGGCGGCCTTGAGTTGGACATCAAGCAAAGCCCCTACTCGGGGTCGCTGACGCTCATGGGCGCCGACCCAGGATTCCAGTCTGCGGTCAACCGCTTCTACGACCTGAACGAAGATCCGAACGAGGACCAGATCATCCCGATGTGGCGCTCGTCCGACAACACCGGATGGGTTGTCAACCTGCTCACCGGGGAGGGCCGGGAGATCTACCGGCCGACCACGCCGAGGCCGCCGGAAGCCGGGGCTGGTCCGTGGAAGAATACCGGCGGGCAGACGCAGGCGCCGCCGAAGGGCAAGGACGCGCCGAAGGCAAGCAAGACGATGACGCCGGAGGAAAAGGCCGCATACGAGCGCAGGCAGCGCGAGGCGAAGGACATCGAGAAGGCGGCCAAGGCCACGGTTGGTTTCGTCCCTGACGCCATCAGGGCCATGTTCCCGCCGGGTGCGTTTTCCGAGAACCCATTTGGGGAGAAGAAGAAATGAGCCCGATGGCCCCCGACGATCTCCTGCTCCAAGCCGGCATCCTCACGCCCGGTTCCAAGGTGGCGTCAGGCATGGCGTCGGCGGCACCGCAGATGCAGCAGCCGGCGCAGGCCAGTGGTGGGTGGGCTCCGGCACCGCCGGACCTGCTCCAGCGGGCGCAGGTTGGCCGGTTCATGGTCGGCGGCCCCGACTCGCGCATGGCCATGTTCCCCGACGAGTTCCCCGAGGCGAAGGCTGACAAGCCGAACGTGGTGATGCGCGGCGTTCGCGGGATCGCGGCGGGCATCGCTGACATGGCCCCCTCGACGATGGCGCTGGCGGCGAGCGTGATCGACTTCATGGGCGCCGACGAGGCGGGGGCGCAGTTGGGTCAGGCGTCCCTGGACGTGTCCTCGTGGCTGAACGACCACCTCGCGGTGGAGAACCCGAACCTGTACGACCACGCGATGCGTGGCGTCGGGTCGATGCTGACGCTCATCCTGCCGGGCATCGGGGCGGCTTCGGTGGGTGGGAAGATCGCGATGGCGGCCGGCATGGTCGAAAAGACGGCGCAGGGGGCGACCGTTCTGAGCAAGGTCGGCCAAGCCTTCCGCGCCCTGACCGGCGGCGGCGCCATGTCGTTCCTCGAGTCCGCCGTCGAGCAGTCGCAGCGGGAGATGGAACTGATCGGGCAGGGCAAGACCCCCGAGCAGGCCATGAAGGAATCGGCCCCGATCTTCTGGCACAACATGGGCGTCCTAATGGCGACCAACACGGTGTCCTATTTCCTGCCGCTGCCCATCAAGGTGAAGAACGAGTTCGTGCGCCGGGCGGCCAAGGCCGTCGAGGCGGCGTTCACCGAGGGCGGGCAGGAGCGCGCGCAGGCGGTCATTCAGGACGTAGCCTCCGGTCGCGGCGAGTGGGGCGACTTCCTCGACCCGAACAAGAACGTCACGGACACCCTGGTCGGGGCTCTGGTCGGCGGCGGCACGGCCGCCCTGCTGCCTGGAGAACCGGACGCCCCCCAGAACGTCCCAGTCGCCCCCCTGTCGAACGCTCCGGTCCAGCCGTCGCAGCCTTCGGCCACACCCCCGACCCCGCAGCAGGCGCCAGCGCAGGCCGCTCAGCCTGCCAAGCCGGCACCCCCCTCGGCGGCGCCTGCTGCTCCCATCCCCGTCCCGTCCGATCTGCCGATGCAGCCGGTCGAGGGGTTCGATGTCTGGACGGGGCAGCAGGAGGACGAGGACGCCGCGCCCCTCGCGCAGACCCCGGCGCAGCAGGAGACGCCCGCCCCGGTCGAGGCGGCACCGCCCGCCCCCGCGCGCGAGATCGTCAACCACTTCATCAACGAGTCGGATGGTACGGTTTCCGAGGTCATCGGTGAGCCCGACGGCACCTTCTCGGTGGACACCACCGACAGCGAATCGGGCAACCGGATCGAGCTTCGCAAGCGGTTCCCGACGCAGGACGCCGCCGAGGTCCACGCCAAGCTGATGACCGGGCAGCAGGAACAGGAGGCGGCACCGCAGGACGCCCCCATCCAGAACGATGTCCAGTTGACCAGCAGGAACCGCCTCGCCACCCCCATCAAGGGCAAGACGGGCGCGTCCATCGTCGGCTACCAGTGGATGTCCACGACCGAGGAAGGGATGTTCCGCGACCGCAAGGTTAGCGATTGGACCCGTTCGCAGAAAAGCGAGCCGACCGGGCGCGACATCGTTCACGTCTTTTTCGTCCAGACCGAGGACGGCAGCGTCAAGGTGATGGGCGTTGGCGCCGCGCAGAAGGCGCTTGGGATTAGCACGGACCGCCTGTACTCGATTGCCAAGTCCGAGCAGCAGATGGCTCGGCAGCGCATCGAGAACCGCGACAAGGAAGAAGCCCGCATTCTGGAGAAGGTCGCGAGCGAGTCCCCCGTCGAGGCCGCCCGCAAGTGGCGCACGTCAAACGGGGCCAAGGGCGACATCACCAAGACGGTCCTGATGACCAAGGGCGGCAAGTTCTTCAGGACGGCCGACGCGAACCTTCAGGAGTCGTTGTCTGAGCGCGGGTGGTCGGTTGCCGAGGGCGACCCCGTTGACGAGCTTCGCGAACAGGAGGCGGCTGCATCGCCCGCAGCCGAACCCATTCCCGCGCCCGCCCCCGCCGACATCGCCCCGCAGGCGGCCGCGCAGGAATCCGCACCCCCTCCCGCCGCCGTCGCGGAGACTGCGGGGGCACCGGCAGCGGCGGCCGGTATCGTGTCCATGCCGACATCGGCGCTCACCGTCTCCAAGCCGGGCGAGTTCCAGACACGCGAGAACATCGACAACGAGGAGACGCAGACCAACGAGGCCAAGATGACGGCCATCATGGCCGACTTCAAGCCTGATCGCCTGACGCCCATCGTGGCGTGGCGCGACCCTGTTGACGGGAAACTGAAGATCCTCGACGGCCACCACACGCTTGAAGCCGCGAAGCGCGCCGGTATCCCGAACGTCAACGTCCGCGAGTTCGTGGGAACCCGCGAGGAAGCCAAGACCGAGGCTGATATCCTGAACGACCTGCGGACGGTCAATGACCCCCTGTCGCGTGCGGCCACCGTCAGGCGCCTACGGGAATCTGGAATGTCCGAGGCTGAGATCGAGGCCACGTCCCGCCCGCGCTACCAGGAGGGCACGCCGACCGTCCTTCAGTTGTCGTTCCTGAACCCGAACGGGCAGGTCGTCGCGTCCATCAAGCAACTCATGGGCTCCGATCAGGACTCGGACTCGACGAGCGACCTGATGAAGATGGCGAAGTGGATCGGTGAGGCCCGCCGCCGAAACACGAACCTGACCGACGCCCACGAGCAGGAGATGTTCGACGCGCTGCGCGCTAACTTCGGCAAGACGCCGTGGGCAAAGAACGCGCAGGCGTTCACCAAGCACGTTCGCGGGCTCGCCACCGCAGGGGGCTTCGACGCCAGCAGCCGCTTGAATCTCGGGCTGGACAAGCGCACGCCGGCCGAGAAGAAGTTCGATACAGAGGTTGCCGCAGCGGAGGCCGCCGTTGCCGAAGCCGAGGCCACACTGAAAGAGAAATCGGCGCAGCTTGCCGCAGCCGGCATCGACGTGAACGTCAAGGACAAGATCCTCAAGCCGTTCCGCGAGGCTGTCGATATCGCCGAGGCCGATCTAGCCGTCCTGAACGGCAGTCGCGAGCGGTATCTGGAGGCCGAGCGCAATCAGGGCGGCCTGTTCCGCCTCTCCAGCCCCAGTATCTCCAAGCTGAATGCCGCCGCGTCCAAGCGCGGCCTGACGCCCGCCGAGATGGCAAAGCCCCGCGACCTGATGGACGAGATGGTCGTGCGCGTGGCGAAGATGTTCGGCTTCAAGAACGTGCAGTTCGTGACCGGCCTCGCGGCTCCGAATGGGCAGATGGCGCACGGCTACTACCAGCAGGAATCCGACACCGTGTTCCTGAACGCCGGGTCGTCCGAGCCGATGCTGACCGTGCTGATGCACGAGGTCGGGCACCGCATGGAGGTCGAACACCCGGACCTGTACGGGCAACTGATCCAGATCCTGAACGACCCCGCCAACGTCCGCACGGGAGCCAAGGAGATCTACGGCAAGGACGCCAAGGCCCGAGGCTACACCGAGGCGGGCGTCGAGCGCGAGTGGGTCAGCGACGGTCTGATGGAGGCGTCCAGCCGCCCCGAGTTCTGGAACGTCCTGCAAGAGAAGAACCCGACGCTGGCCGGCAAGCTCGTCAACATGATCGTGGACGCCATCAAGGCGATCCGCAAGATGTTCGCGGCGTCCGGCGCCAGCGTGGACGTGTACTACAACAACTTCGGCCCGCTGGTCCGGCAGATCGCCAACGTCGCGGCGCAGATGCAGGCGAGGGAGGCGGAACTGGCGCGGTCTGAAAAGACGGCCAAGGACGCCATCAAGAAGCAGCCGTCGATGTTCCGCGTGGCCCCGGCGCTCCGCAAGATCGCCACCTGGTTCAGCGGCACCGGAACACTCGAGGCGGTCCTGTCGAACGCGAAGGGCGTCCACGCCGTCGAGTACAGCCCCGAGATCATCGCGCAGCACAACAAGGCATACGGGACCAGCTACACGGCGCGTGACGTGACCGAGATCGACCCGCTGGAGGTGGCGGGCACGGGCGCCGATCACTTCCACGCCAGCCCGGTCTGCAAGAACTTCAGCAAGGCCAAGCGCAACCGCGGGTCCAGCAACCTCGACATCGCCAGCGCGCGGGCCGTAGTCGGCGTGATCCTCAAGGCCGGGATGCCGTCGATCACCATCGAGAACGTGACCGACTACATCGGCACCGAGCCGTACAAGATGATCGTCGAGGCGCTGAAGAAGGCCGGCTACACGCAGCGCACCGTCAAGGTGAACGCCGCCGACTACGGCGGGGCGCAGAACCGGACGCGGATGGTCATCCAGGCAGTCAAGGACGGCAACCTGCCGCCGCTGCCGGACAAGACCGGGCCGACCGACTGGTTCGCGGCCATCGAGGATCTGCTGGCGGATGCGCCGAAGTCCACCGTGGCAGAGGAGCGCGTCAAGGGACGCGGTTGGAACTGGGAGCCTGATCGCATCGCTAAGATGGTCGAGCGGGGAGAACTGGACGCCGACCTGCCCATCATCGCGATGGGCGGCAGCACCGACAAGGTGCGCGCATGGGCGGCCAACTCGGGCGGCCCTGCGCCGACCCTGAAGGCCACCAAGGGCGAAACCGTCCGCATCATCATGCCGGATGGCACGGTCTACAAGGCGACCCCGAGGATGCTGGCCCGCCTGATGGGGATGCCGGACTCGTTCCAGATCCCCGAGAACTACGGCTTCGCCAAGAAGGTTCTCGGCAACGGCATCCACGGCGCGATCACCAAGGCGTTCATCGAGCCCCTGGTCAACGGCGAGCGCGGCACCTCGCCCGTGTCCGAGGACACCGCCGGCCAGATCGAGATGTTCCGAATCGCCCCCATCGCCAACCCGGTCGCCAACGAGATGCGCGACAAGCAGGACGTGGCGATGAAGGCCAACAACCAGCACCGGCATCAGGGCTGGAGGGCTGGCTGGCGGCACGTCTACATGAACATGGTGGACAAGCACACGTTCACCTACCGGATGGTCCGCGACATCGTGAAGGCGGCGAACCCGAAACTGGCGAAGGACTTCTCCCTTGCCAAGAGCCCGTACATCGCCCTGCGCCGGTTCGGGTCGTGGATGACGGCGGTTGAGGTGGCGCTGAAATACGGCGTCTACTCGTTCGACGGCCAGACCGTGCTGGCCCCAGGCATGGAGCAGATCATCAAGAAGCACGGGCTGTCCGACGCCATCGACAGCCGAGAGTTCGGGCTGTTCTACACGGCGGCAACGCTCGTCTCGCGCAAGTACTCGCTGGACAGTCGCGGCAAGGATTTCTTCGGTGACGACCCGACAACGGACGAGTACCAGGCCGCCGAGGACGAGTTCCTGAAGTGGCAGAAGATCTACGACGACTACAAGAAGGCGCACCCCACATGGGAGGCCGCCGTCGATGACTTCACGGCCTATGCCTACGCCCTGATCCAGCGGTCCTACGAGGCGGGCGTGATCAACGAGCGCGAGTTCAAAGACTTGACCAAGACGTACAGCGTCTACGCCCCGCTGTTCGTGATCGAAAGCAGCCGGTACGACGTGGACCGTGGCGACCCGGTTGCCGCCGGGAGTGTCGCGCACGAGATGACGCGGTTCGACCCGACGGCTGTCCGCATGGACCCCATCGACGCGCTCATCAAGCAGACGTACCACATGGAGTTCTTCACGCGCCGCAACACGGCGGCGCAGCAGCACGCCAACTTCATCAAGAAGTACCGCGACAAGTCCAAGAAGGGCGTCACCGTCCTCGAGGGCTTCGGCATGAGGGTCCGGCCAAAGGAAGATCCCGTTGCCAAGCGCGTGCAGCAGCTTCTGGAGGCGGCCGGGCTGTCAGAGGCTGAGATCGCGGCGCTCGGCAGGACGCCCGAGCAGCTTGAGCGCGAGGCGAAACTGTACGTCACGTCGCGGATGCAGCCGGACGGCGTGATCGCCCTGCTGCGCGACGGCGAGGTGGAGTACTGGCAGCTTGACCCGGACATCTACGAGTCGTTCATGGCGGCAACCGGCCCGAAGGCCATGCACCCGATGATGAAGTTCTTCTCGGCGCAGACGAGCCTGCTGCGGGCTGGCGCCGTGCTGACGCCCGACTTCATGGCGAGGAACCAATTCAGGGACTTCGCCTCGTCGGCCATCATCTCGCAGCACCTGATCCGCAATCCCATCGACCCGTTCCTGGTGCCGGTGAAGATCCTGCGTGGACTGTCGGCGGCCATCAATCAGACCGAGGCGTTCAAGGAGTTCATGCTGGAGGTTGGGCACTCCCAATTGCACGCACAGGACCAGAATGGGCTGCGGAAATCGAGCGAGCAGTTGACCAGGGACTCCCGCGGGCGGTTCAAGTACGTCCTCCACAGCAGCCCGATCACCATCTTGCAGGAGTTCGGCAAGCTGACGGAAAACTCGACGCGCTACGCCGTGTACTGGAAAACCAAGACCGACCTGCTCAAGATGGGCTGGAGCGAATCCGAGGCCCGCGTCAAGGCCGCGATGGAGGCCCGCGAGTCGTCCATCGACTTCGCCCGCTCGGGCAAGTACGGGCAGGTCATCAACCAGATCATCCCGTTCTTCAACGCGGCGGTGCAGGGCAACGACAAGGCGCTCCGCACGTTTGTCGTGGACAGCGGCGGGCGCGGCTCGGCGTGGCTCAAGGCGACCATGCTGATCACGGTCCCGTCCGTCCTGCTGTGGGCGCTGAACCACGACGATGAATGGTACAAGGATCAGCCCATCTGGCTGAAGAACAACTTCTGGCTGTTCTCGGTGGACGGCGGCAAGACCATCCACAAGCTCCCGAAGCCGTTTGAGCTTGGCCTCATGTACGCCTCGCTGGCCGAGCGGTTCCTCGACTGGCGCGTGGACAAAGACCCGAAGGCGATGAAGGAGTGGTCCGAGGCCGTCCTGAAGAACGTCGTCGCAGTCAACGACAAGAACCCCATCGCGTCGGTGGGCGGTCTGCTCGGGCCGATGGCCGGCACCATGACCGAGATCGTGTCCAACTACGACTCGTTCCGCGGCACGCCCATCGTCAAGGGCTGGCTCGAGGAGGTCGTGCCGCGCGAGCAGTACAACGCCAACACGTCCGAGTTCGCGAAGGCGATGGGCGGCATGGCCCCCGGTGGCGGGATCAGCCCGATGATGATCGACCACTTCATCCGCGGCACGTTCGGTGGGCTTGGTGCCTACGGCGCCCAAGTGGCGTCCGAGATCATCATGCTGGCGAGGCCCGAGTTGAAGGCCATGAAGCCGTCGCCCAAGCAGATCCACACGCTCGTCGGCGCCGACGTGCCAGATTGGATTCCGGTGATCAGGGCGTTCGCGTCCTCCACGCCGTCGGGCTACACCCGGCAGATGAACGACTTCTTTGAGATCTACGACCGCGGGCGCGAGGCGTCCAAGACGATTCAGGCGTTCAAGGCGTCGGGCGCTCCGGTGGAGAAGTTCAAGGCAGAGTACCGCAGGTCGGGCGCTGAGATCGCCACCTTCAAGGCGTCCCAGGAGGTCGCGGAGAAGTTGGGCCAGATCTCCAAGCGCGCGCGGTTCATCGAGTCGCTGCCGTCCACCGAGATGACGCGGGACGAGAAGCGCAAGCAGATCGACCAGCTTACGGAAACGCGCAACCTGATGGTAAAGAAGTTCCTCGAGCGGTACTATGCAATCGACCAGCGCGACCTTCAGCGCCAGATCGACGAAAGCCTCAAGCAGATAGGGAGGTAGGACGTGGACGCGATCAGCACAATTTCAGGGCTCATTTCTGCGGCGTCGTTCGTGGACGGATCGGCAACAGCGACCGGGGCGGCCGTCGTAGCCGAGTTTGCCCAGTTGATCAACAAGACAAACGAGGTCGTCGATGGGCTGACCGAGGTGGCAGCGCAGGCGGACGAGTCAACCGACGACGTGGTGTTGCTCGAGGGCCGCATGGCGACGGCAGAGGAAGATATCTCGGCCCTGCAAAGCTCGGCCGGCGACCTTGAGGTCAATGGAGACGTGACGCTGACGGCGGAACAAGTCCACGACAAGGCCATGATCTACTGCAACAAGACCGGGGTTGCGACCACGATGCGCGTCACACTCCCGGCAACTAGGGAAGCGGGAACCCGCTCGATTGCCATCTACAACAACGGGTTCACCACTGTCGCAGTTGGAGCAGCGACGGTGTTCCGCACCGGGAGCGGGATTGGCGAGTCAGCCACCGGAGACATCCAACTCGTTTCCGGCGCGACTCTGATTATCGCGCCCGATCCTGTCGGTGCAATCGGACACATCCAGTGGTCGATCCTGTACGGGGCGGACATCTCGGACGTGGTGACGGAATGACGCCCTCACGGTGGACCTACTTCACGGTGGAGGAACTGACCTGCCACTGTGGCTGCGGCTGGATGAAAATGGATGGCGATTTCATGCTGAAGCTGGTGGCACTTAGGGATCTGGTAGGGTTTCCCTTACCGATCTCCAGCGGCTACCGCTGTCCCATCCACAACGCCGCAGTTTCGTCCACGGGCGACGTTGGGCCGCACACGACCGGGAAGGCTGTCGATGTCCCGATCGGCCGCGTCAGGGCAACGTCGCTCGTTCGCGCGGCGCTGGAGATGAACTTCCGCGGGGTCGGCGTCAAGCAGCACGGCCCCGATGGGGGCAGGATCGTCCACCTCGACATGGTGCCGAGGCCGGATCAGATCCTGTGGACCTACCCGTAGGAGGGTGGTATGATCGACGTTGTGGGCATCGCCATCGGGATCGCTGGCGGCGCAGCCGGGAAGCTGGCCGGCGACAGCCCCATCACCGGGTCGAAGGAGTGGGACAAGATCCTCGGCCCCCTGGGCGCTGTGGTCGCCGTCACGGCCTACAAGAAGTTCGGCGGCAGCGGAACCCTCACCGACGAACAGGCGGCCCAGGCGGGCGTCCTGATCGCCTCCAGCGCCGTCGGCATCTACGCCGCCGGCAAGGGCATCGTCAAGTTCGTCAAGGCTCTGTTCAAGAAAGGACCGAAATGAGCTTCCTCACTAGCCTCTGGGCCAAGGTCGTTGCCCGCATGGGCAGCATCGGCCGCTACTTCGGCCTCATTGCCGAGGAGATCGAGATCGCCCTGAAGGAGAAGGACGTGGCGAAGATGCGGGCGGCGTCGGCCAAGGCCCGCGAGAAGGCGATGGACGTGATCTCCCTCTGCGACACCGTGGACGAGGCCATCGCGGACAACTCCCTGGATCTCATCGAGGGCTCGCAGATCGCCCTGAAGATCGAGGCCATCGTGGACTAGCCGAGAACAAGGCCCGTGCCACAACGGAAGAAAGAGCCTTAGAAATAGGGCTCTTTTCTTTGATAATACTCCTTGCTGATAGTATCACCACGCGCTATAATTGATGGTAACAAGGGAGGCCAAAATGGCTGACAGATACCTCAATCACGCAGAGCGTTGCCGCCGGGTGGCGGCCATGCTGGAGAGCAAGGGCTGGACGTGGTACAAGCTGGCGCAGGAGATGGGATGCGACAGCATGACCGTCCGGCGCAACTTCGACCTCGGCTACAAGAAGCGGCACGGGTTCTGCGAGGACCACCGGCTGTCGCTGGTGCGGTGCCTCGCGGTGGCGACAGGCACGTCGATGGGTTTCTGGTTGGATCGCAATCCTGGGGGCAAGTAGTGAACGAACCGAGCGTCATCCAGACCACCGCGAACGCCCACAAAGAAGCGGGCGACAACATCATCGCCGTCCACCGGCAGATGTCCTATGCCACCGGCTGCACCCCCGCCACGCCCGACAAGATCGACACCTACTGCAAGGGCTACGCCGAGGGTTGGGCGATGGCGACGTTCTTCATCCTCCAGCACGGCAACGCCCGCTTCGAGAAGGAGTAGCCATGCTCGACGACCTGCTCCACGATTTGATCCCAGAGGAAGCCGAGGACGAGTACCTGGAGATGATGGACCGCATCGCCACGAACGCCGAGGCGCGGTGGGAAAATGAGCGCGACCTGGAATTGGAGGACGGGGAGTAATGTCTTGACGCCAGTCAAGACATCGACTATCTTCGGCGTGAAGGAGGAGACATGGACAAGAGACTCAACGAACACGCCGAAGAAATGTACGCCATGTACCAGAGCGGGCGCAGCTTGGCAGAGGTCGCCCGTGCGTTCGGCAAGACCCGGCAGTCGGTGTGGGGGCTGTTCAGGTATCGCGGCTGGCCGCGCAGGCCCGTTCAGCCTCTCCCGTTCCTGACATTCAACGGCGTTCGCTACACGATGGCGAACACAGGGTACTACCGCCGCACGGACGGGAGCCGCAGCCTGATGCACCGCGATGTCTGGGAGTTCTACAACGGCCCGATCCAAAAGGGATGGGACATTCACCACATCGACGAGGACCGCACCAACAACGCCATCGAGAACCTTGAGTGCCTGCCGAAAGCGGAACACACCCGCAAGTATTCTCCGCACAACAACCAGTACACGCGAGGAAGGAAGAAGTGACCTGGGTATGTATTCCTTGCACCTGTTCGCAGGAGCCGGCGGGGGAATCCTTGCCGACGCCCTCATCGGCCACACCCCCATCGCGGCGTGTGAAATCGACCCGTATGCTCGACGGGTTCTACTTCAACGGCAGATTGACGGAGTTCTACCGGTGTTTCCCATTTGGGACGACATCAGGACCATGCGGGCCGACAACCCAGAGTGCGCCGAAGCATTCGCAACCTGGAAGGAGGTCCGAAGGGAACTCGTCATTTGTGGCGGGTTCCCGTAGCTTTGCACAGACATCAGTTCAGCCGGCAAGGGCGCCGGCATCGACGGCGAAGCCAGCGGCCTCTGGTCCGAAATGGCACGCATTATCGGTGAGGTACGACCTCGCTACGTCTTCGTGGAAAACAGCCCGCTGCTTGTTTCCAGAGGACTTGCCCGAGTCCTCGGTGACCTTGCCACGCTGGGGTATGATGCGCGGTGGGGAATTGTGGGAGCGGACGACGTCGGGGCCCCGCACAGGCGCAAGCGCATCTGGATTGTGGCCGACGCCGCGGGCGGGGAACCCAGGCAGCAGACCGAACGGGGCTGGCGGGAAGATCTTGTCAGAGGAAGTGCTGATCTCGGAGGGGCTTCGTCAGCGTGGTCAACAGACGTGGCCAACCCCGAAAGCCAGCGCAGCCGGCCCGGACTTCGCCAAGATGGACAGGTCGGCAACGGGGATCAGTTTGCAGACGGCGGTGGCGATGTTCCCGACGCCCAAGAGCCGGGACGGCAAGGGGCAGTCGCAGCGGGGGATTCATGCCCAGGGGGATGCGCTGCCGAACATGGACCGGGGCGATGGGGCTGTGATTGGTGGCTCACTGAACCCAACGTGGGTCGAGTGGCTCATGGGGTGGCCTCTCGGGTGGACCGACTTAAGTGCATCGGGAACGGACAAGTTCCAGCAGTGGCTGCAATCGCATGGCGCCTGCTAACCGAGGAGGACGGACGATGACCACCCGCGAACAATTCGCAATGGCGGCGATGGTGGCCGCCGTGAGCAGCGATTCGACAGGGTACGGCGATGACGAGATCCCCGGGCTGGCTCGGTTCTCGGT